ATTAACAAAGCACCCTCTCAATTACGCTTCACCGCCCTTTTTCGCTTCATATTTGCCTTCATATCCGCATCTAATTTGACTTCATATTCGCTTCTTTTCCCCTTCTTTTTGCACTTCTTTTTGAAACAAAATCAGTCAAAAAACTTATTTTTCAAAAGGGTGCGAGAAAGAGGAAATTATGAATTTCTATATAAAGAATTGTGAAATACCTCTTTCACGCACCCTTTTTGAAACAAATGTGTTTAAAATATATAAAAGGCGAACTTTTGACTGGTTCTACTATAACGCCCCAAAAACTTAACCACCGCCCTATTCGCATTCTTTTTCGCTTCTTTTCCCCTTCTTTTTTGACTTCATTCATCGTCTCATAATTCTTCTCCATTATCTCGTCTATCAAAAAGTGAATTGATGAATATTTGCCTTCATATCCGCATCTAATTTGACTTCATATTCCGCATCCGATTCATATTCGCCTTCTTTTTGAAATTATTTTTTACTTATATTTTAAATAACATTTAATATTATTTTATTATTTTATTATTTTATATTATAATATTATACTATGTCTAAAATTGAATTAAGAAAAGTAGCAAAAGAACACAAAATTAACATAACTAAAAATGGAAAATATAAAACTATGAAAGAATTGAAAAATGAAATTGCTCATTTGAATACTAATCAAATTGTTAATGGAGGTAATTTATCAGTGAATGATACAAAGGATTTTTTAAATTATTCTTATAGTAAATCACTTAAAGATATTAATGATTATAAAGTTGATAAATCTTTATCAGGTAAAAGAGTTCAAGTTTATCATAATAATCAAAATAATAAAACTGTTGTTGTTCATCGTGGAACTGATAGTATTCAAGATTGGGGAACTAATATATCAATGTCATTAGGACATAAAGGAAAAAGATTTAATCACGCTAAAAAAATTCAAAAACAGGCCGAGGAAAAATATGGTAACAATAATATTATTACATTAGGACATTCACAAGGAGCAAAATGGGCTGAAATGTTAGGTAATAAAAATAATAATAATGAAGTTATTACTTTAAACAAACCAACTTTACCATTAGATTTAATACAAGGGAAAAAAGTTAATATTAATCAAACTGATATTAAAACATCAAGAGACCCCGTAAGTATTTTAAGAGGATTACAAAAAGGTAAGAAAGCCAAAGTTATTAAATCTAAATCATTTAATTTATTAACGGAACATAATGTTAATGTTTTAGATAGATTAGATAAAAATGAAATGTTAGGAGTTTCAGGTTCTAACTAATTTAACACCTTCTAACGCAACATTATTTTTTTTTAACGCAACATTATACGCAATTCCTTTAAGTCCTTTTATAAAACAATTTAATTACAATTAATTAATTAATTAATTAATTAAAAAAATGAATATAAAAATATTCTCTCACTCTATTGTATATATTTAGCAAAAATGAGCGACCCTTGTAATCTAAATGAAGAACAACGAATTGCTTTGGAGAAACACGAAAAGAAAAAAGCACAAGAACGAGCACGAAGCAAAGCATATTATCATCGTAATTCTCAAAAAGTTTTACAACGCCAAAAAACAGCACGAGAATTAAAAAAGAAAGAAATGGACCAAATCCAAACACAATTGAGTAACTGTGTAATTACTGAACCTCAACCTGAACCTCAACCTGACTACACACAGATGGAAAATGTTGTTTTACCTAATAATAAGAGTAATTATACCCAAGATGAAATTATCGCTTTAATTAACAATGATGAAAATATTAAAAGCAAAAATACAAGAAGCACTTATGTTTCATCTATAAAACGATTATTTACTATGACTGGTTGCACTGATATGAAAAAATGTTTAAATAGTTATAAAAAAATGCTTAACTCTATTGAAAATTCTAAATACAGTATTAATAGCATTAAACAAACTCTCCAAAGTTTATTATTTGTTTCAGATAAGTATAATATTTTACATAATCTATTTAGCAAAAAGAAGGCAGATGAACTAAAAAAATTCTTCAAGAGTGCTTTTGAAAAGTATAAAGATAAATCTATTACTCAATTAGAGGGAAAACAAAGCACTATTGCCTATCCTTCATTTAATGAGTATTTGAATAAAGTTAAAAATAAATATGGTGAAACAAGTAAAGAGTATTTAATTAGTTATTTATATAGTCAATTTTCTGTTAGAGATGACTTCAAAAATTTGAAGATTATTCAAACATTAAATGATGGCAATAATCAAGACAATTTCCTTCTCATTAATGCAAACAAAATGATGTTTATTATTAATAATTTTAAAACAAAAAATAAGTATCAAAAATTACAATATACTGTCACAGGCAAATTGAAAAATATGTTGTTAGAATGGACTAAAACTAAAAAAATTGGTTATGGTGATTTGTTATTCGGGAAGAGTTCTTTGAGTCCATTTGTATCTAATTTGAATAAATCATTAGGGTATGATAATTTACAAGGGATTAATGCTATGCGTCATATGAGAGTGAGTGATTTATATGAAGGGGATAAAGACCTTACATTTGAAGAGCGAGAAAAATTATCAGAGCAGATGGGTCATTCATTATTAGTCCAGAAACAATATAAAAGATATTTAAAAGTTAGTGATGCTTAATTTGTTAAAATAATTTAGTATTTAGTAATTATTTTATTATAATATTGTATAATGCTACATAAAAATAAATATGGTATATGGAAATATAGTCCTACTATTACGGGTGGTATGAATAATGATGATAAGGATTTTAAATCTGCTCTTGATAGTCGCCCTAGATTTGCTCTTATGGATAAATTGATTGATTTAAAAAGTTATCATATTGAATACTACAAGGATGATAATGGTAAAACAAGAAAGAGAAGAGTTAGAAATCAAAGAGATACGGATTTATATGAAGGCGTAAGTGATGCTTTATATTCTCTTGGTATTTATAAGTAAAATACTTTATTTTGGAACTTAAAGGATTTATATGTGAATAGTTAATTTACACCATATTTTCATTTTTTATTTCATTTCAATTTCTATTAAAGCGGTAATCGTCTAAACCTTTCCTTCTATATTCTTTTTTTATTTTATAAGTAAGGTGAAGGGTGAAGGGTGAATAGTTGAAAAATGTTTAAAATATTTTTACACCGATTTTTTGGATTTTTTAATCTTTTTGTATAAAATTAGAAAAAAAACACAAAAATTCATAAATTTAAAGAAATATAGAACCAATAAAATTCAACTATTCACCCTTCACCTATTCACACTTTAATATTTAAGAAAAAAATGAATTAAAATATTTATTCTTAAAACAACTTAAATATAATCTAACTATATAGTATAACAATGCCTCAAACAGTAAAAGACCCCAATTATTTTAAAGTATATTATGAAAATAATAAGGATAAAGCAAGGAAAGCGAAATCCAAATCTTATGCTATTCATAGATGCGGATTATCTCAATCTGTGGCGAATCATTTGGGTGGAAACGCAAACCTAGGTGGAAGGTTTCAAAAAATCTATTTACAACTTCAAAATGAATGTCCTGATGTGCTTGAATTTATGCTTCAATATTTAGCAAATGGTATGATATATGAAGAACCTATAGAGGATGATACGGATAGTCAGACGGATAGTGAAGACAATATTTCAATTTAATTTTTATAAAGTGTTGATTATAGTTTATAAAAAATGGAACAAAGGTTTAGGCATAATATTTAGGAATTCTGTGGATTAATTTTGAATTCTTTGTTTTTTATAAATTACTTAATTTTGATATTTATAAAAATGATTTGATTATTTAAAAAAATGAATGAAATATTTAGGCAAATATTTAGGCAAAATATTTAAGATTATTTTAGAATAAATTAATTTATTTAAAAAAGGGTTTAAAGATAAAATATTATAGTATAGTATAATAGAAATGGCGAACCCCCCAACTCCCCAAAGAATTTCTCTTCATTTAGAAGAACAAAATTGTGTATTACATAATAAAACATTTTACGAAAAAATAAATAAACAAACCTTAAATAGTCTTATTCAATTTGCAGGACTATCTGAAAAATGGAATGATGCTAATTATTCTCAACAACTTGCTTCACAACATTACGCTAATGAAAAGGCACAACTTAAAGCATATTTAAATAATTATAAACAATATAATAATGCGGTTTCCGTTAGATATATGAAAACTAATAGAAGCAAACTTGGTAGGGTTTTTCCTGTTAAATCTCTCGGACTTACAACTATGGCGAAGAGGACAAGAAATACCCTTATTAAAGATACAATGATTGACATTGATTTATGCAACGCTCAACCTCAAATTTTATGGTGTGCATGTATTGCTAATAATATTGAATGCAATTTTATTGAAGAATATAATTTGAACCGAGAACCTATTTTGAAGGAAATGATGGAAACTTATAATCTTTCCAGAAGTTCTTGTAAAAAATTGTTTATTCGTTTAGCATTTGGAGGCACATTTTACGGATTTCTTCGAGATAATGATTTATCCACTGATATAAAACCTACTCAATTTATCAGTGATTACACTAATCAACTTATAAAAATTGGTAATGTGTTTAAAAAACATAATGAAGATTTGTATAATAAAATCAAACGCAATAAGAAAAATAATAATAATGTAATGGGTTCTTTTATGTCAAAAATTTTACAAGAACAAGAAACTCGTATTTTGGAATGTATGTATTTATGGTTAAGAGATAATACCAATATTGTAAAGGGTGATTTCTTTGTTTATGAATATGATGGTATGAAACTTTTGAAAGACCGAGTTGAAGAATATGGGACTGATATGCTGATGCGAAATTTAGAAAATATTGTCTATACTAATTTAGGTTTCGTTATGCGATTAGAAGTTAAACCTATTGATAATTACTATGACTTACCTGAAATTCCTGAAATAATACAAGCAATTAATAATGAATTTGGGGAAAAAGATGAGGAAATATTAAATCTTGAAGATGGTAGGCGGGATTACGATGTCGCTGAATATATTTACCACAAATTTTGTTTTAAAGAAGGTGAAACTGATTTCTCTAAAAAAAACCAATTAGTTGTTTCATCTGGGTGTAAAGAAAAATGTAAATTATGGTTCTCTTTTAAAAATGGTAAATGGAATGCCGAAAAAGATAGCATATTTGTTGCTAAATCATTAGTTGCTGAAAAATTCAGTAAATTAGTTCAAATCCAAATAGACTTATTTGCGGAGCAATTTAATAATGTGGAAATAACTGAAAATAACAATACATTGTTAGGACAACAATACAAAAATTTACAAACACTTTTTGAAAATACACGACGCAATAATAGTATTAAAACAATTGTTGATAATTTATATGATTTTTGTAAAATAGACGATTTTGAAGAAAAACTTGATTTAAATCCTAACCTTGTGTGTTGTAATAATGGTGTTATTGATTTAAAGAATAAATGTTTCCGTGAAGGATTACCAAGTGATATGTGTAGTTTATCCACTAACATTGATTATCGTGAGGATTTGAGTGATAATACAATTATTAAAGAAATTGACGATTTCTTTTATAAATTATTCCCCCACGAAAGTCAAAGGGATTATATGCTTAATCATCTTGCTTCTGTATTTTACGGAACTACTGCCAACCAAAGTTTCAATTATTATATTGGTGGTGGTTCAAACGGAAAATCTCAATTAGTTGATTTAATGACTTATGTTATGGGTGATTATAAGGGTTCAGTTCCTTTAACTCTAATTACGCAAAAACGGGCAAGTATAGGAGGCACAAGTAGCGAAGTTTTGAATTTGAGAGGGGTTCGTTATGCTGTTATTCAAGAACCCAGTAAAAATGATACTATAAATGAAGGTGTTATGAAAGAATTAACTGGTGGTGACCCTATTACTGCTCGGGGGTTGTGGAAAGAAGCAATCACATTTAAACCTATGTTTGATTTAGCAATTTGTTCTAATATTTTCCTTAATATTACTTCTAACGACCACGGAACTTGGAGGCGTATTAAAGTTGTTGAATTTGGTTCTAAATTTGTTGATGAGGGAGTTTGTGAAGAAGATTATATATTTGAAAAAGATTTGAATTTAAACAAAAAATTTGATGTATGGAAGGAGTATTTACTTTATAAGTTAATTCAAATTGCCTTCCAAAATGAAGGCAAGGTTGGTGTGTTTAGTATGGTTCAATCTGCTACGGAACGCTATAGAATTTCACAAGACAAGGTCGGTCAATATATTAATGATATGATTGTTCCGAGTGATGCTGATGATGCACTTGTTCTAAAAACATCTTTGTCTAAATCATTTAAAGAATGGTGTGAAAATAAATACAAATATTCAATTAAGGCAAAAGAATTATTTGACAGATTAGATGAAACTTATGACAGCAATTATGTAAAGTATCAAGGGTTTGAAATTAAAGGGTTCAGTTGTGAATATGAAGATGATGATAAAATTATTGATAAAGACGAACAATTTATAACTGAATTTGAGAAAAAATATGAAATCACTATGGATTTGGAAAATGATTTTGTGAAGCGTAGTGATATTCAACTGTGGTGTAAAGAAAATAAATTAAAATTGAACACAACAAAACAAATTACAAGAGTTATATTAGAAAAATATAAAATTAACTGTTTTAATAAAGAATTTTGTAGAAAAAAGAAAGTGAATGGTGTTTCTCAAAATGTCATTTTCGGTATTAAATTGAAGTAATAAAGGGGCATTATATATGTTTTATAGTATAATAATTAATAATAATATTTTTTTGTTAATTATTTTTTAATTACTTTTTTGTGGCTATAATGCGTCGTTAATCGTGATAGGTTGAAGGGTAATTTCCTTGATATTCTATTTTTAAGAATTTTATTTCTTAAAAAAGGTTCCAAAATCTCTTCGGTTCCAAAATCACATACCCCTTTTCTGTTCTTGATTTTAAAAATAATAAAATTTATTGTTGTTGTTGTATACATCAACAAGATAAAATATATAGAAATATTACATTAATGAATGAAAAAGGGGTTCGTGATTTTGGAACCGA